TCAGAAATAGAAACACTACAGGATTTTACTTCAAATTTATTACCTCGATAAACTAAATCACCACCCTCGCCTGCGCCAGGTTTGGTAGCTCCGCCCATGATAGCCAACATAGCTTCAAATGGGCCAGTAGCTCCTCTTTGACCAGTGCTTAGGCTGATATCTAGCAAGGTATCTTTGATACTCTTAAAAACTTCTCGAATCGTTGGAGGACTTGAAGTAATGAGATCATCAAGACTACCTTCTTTTTTACGTATCATTTCATCTATGCTAATAGCTTTGCCTTCCAAGCAGGCTTTTAGGAATTTTACACGATCTTCTCTGCTGATCTTAATACTAAACATACCAACTAGATTGCGTGCCCAGTTTAATTTAACACCGAATCTTTCTGCAAATTCCTTGGCCACTGATTCAATGTCGGCATCTAGTTTACCAATCTGCCCCTGTGTATCCAGTTTAATTTTAGTTTCATGGCTTCTAACTGCTTGTTTTACTGCTGGTTCTGCATGAATTTGTTTAGCCATAGATTCTTTTCTAGCTTCAATTTCTACCAACGGAGCACCAACTTTTATTAACTCATTTATCTTAGCTAATTCAGCTTGAACTATTGGATTCGTAAATAATTGATCGATAATTTGAAAAGTTGTGTTTAATGCTGTACCTTTAGCTATAGCTTCAGCTAAACTTCCGGCCATTGATATCGTGCTTAATAACTTCTTAATTAATATTTTAGCTGGATTAGCATCTGACAGTGTAGATGCGTTAGCGACCAAGGTTTTCAGTTGTTGTTTAACTGAATCAATCTGTTGTGGTGAATATCGTGGTAATTGCAGTTCATTTAGTTTCATGATATAGTATTTATCTACGTTCTATATCATCTTCATCGCAGGCTATTCCATATTGTATTTCAACTATTTTACAGGGAACATCATAGGGATTACTTAGTTTATGCCAGTGTTCTACCGGAATAATACACCCATCGTGTAATGATAATTCCTGGAATCCTTGATTATTATCTGCTTCGGTTGCTACCACACAGCGGCCTTCTGTTACATGCCAATATTCACTACGATCGAAGTGCCGTTGCATGGTCAAACTATGCTTTGGCTCTATTGTAAGCTCTTTTACTTTAGTCCCTTGTACTTCGTGTAGAATTCGATAGTATCCCCAAGGACGGATAGTTTTAGGCGCTTTCCATTCTTCTAAGATCCAACTGCTTGAATTCTTCTTATCCTCTCCACCTACTCCAAACGCAAACTCTACATCTTTGACTGCCATTTCAGGAATGTTATTTTCTGTGCGATCACCACCATTGGCGAATATGATCTGACTGTTGGGATATAGATCTTTGACATTATGTATAGCTTCTAAAGCAGTATCGTCATCATCATTGAACAAGATGACCCCATCAACAAATTTAAGATTTTCGATGATAGCAACACGCTCAGTGCCTGGCATAAAAGCACGACCTTTTTTGCGGGCAAGCCAGGCATCACTGTTGACTCCCACTATTAGGACATTACCAAGTTGACGGGCAGCAGTGAGGTATGCTATATGCCCAGAGTGCGGTGGATCAAATCCGCCTGTACACAGCACTACACGATTAATCACTTTACGAATCTTTCCTTGGGTGGTTTTGTTATGCCAACTGGCTTTAACAGTTGTGTTTCTCTTGTTGTTGCCCGTGCTTGTTTAAGTTTAGATTTTTTAGCATCGACTGTTTTATTAAAAATACCGTTGACTGTTGGTTCTCCGGCTTCGTCAGGGATCACTGTTTGTTGTGGGATCCAGTCAATATAATAATTTTCTTTATCCAACCACGGCATGACGATTTCTTCTTGTTTTAAGAAACCATTTTTAGTAATACTTTGTACTACGCTAGGATGTAATAAATTTTTATCAACTAAATCAAACCATGTAGTTGTTTTAGGATCCATTGGTTCTACATCACTTTTATATACTGCCATCTGTATCCATGGATCATTAAACTGTTTTAATAGATACGCATCACGGCAGTCAAAACCGTTAACTGCTAACATGTACATTAAACTAGTCGGAGTGTAATTAAAATAACAATTACTGTAGGTTCTACTGTAGTATCTATTGTTTTCTACGCCATTGCTTTGTGGAACATGTAAGACCAACATACCATTAACAGTCATCTGCTCATTCCAAAAACGCAAGGTTTCCAAGGGATTATGGCTGTATTGTAGGCTATCATGACTCCACATGAGATCAATGTTAACTGGTACGATTCGTTGATCAGTGAAATCTCTATTGATCTTATTGATATTTTTAAGATCAGGTACTTGATTTAATTTATTCTGATTACGATCAACTGCGAAACAATTATAGTTATATGGTTCTGGCGGATCATCTTTTGACTCTAACATAGCCCACCAGGTAATATCTGCACCTGTTCCACAGCCCATATCACAGATTGTACGTAGGCTTTCTAAGAAGGTATCATATCCGTTAATTAGATTCAGTGTTTGTTGATTTAAGCTAGCCAATTGATGCGTCCTCCATACCTGCTGTTCTCAAACGTGTAACGTGTCCTAGCATGAAGTTCTTGCTTTCAAGACCTTTCATGATACCTAACCAACGATTACGCAGCAGTGCTACTTCATTGATAATAGTTTCAAAGTCGATAACTTCATCTTCACCGTCTACATACTTTTCTACGTCACGACTTGTTAATGCTCGTTGATAGTTTTCTAAGTATTTCTTAAAATGTTTAGTACGTATCTTGCGTAGTTGGATATTCAGATAGTTGAGAACCGCTTCAATCTCTTGTAGTTGATTAAAGCGTCGTTCTGTAATACCAGGCAGGCCAGCAAGATTCTTTTCTATGTTACCATAAACCCCAACTTCTGTTTTGGCATCATCCAGTTCTTTTTCATAGTGATCTATAAAGTCCGGAATTGCGCCTAAACTTGCAACTACACGACTATACCACATTAATAATCATCACCGTCATCTTCTTCATCGGCGATCGCCTGATCTTCTTCATCGCCGAGATATTCTTTAACAGCACGACCTAGATAGGCATCGGTGCCACCGAATGTTTTAAGCTCATTTTCAGTGATATTGTGATCTGCTGCTACACTAATCACGTGATCTGCCGCGGCCTGGCGATCTTTGGGACCGATATACTCTTTACAAGTAAGCCAAACTTCACTGGCAATATCTAATTCAACACTCATTCTGCTGTCTCCTCTTCTGTTTCTTCAACTACTTTTGATTCGGTACTTAGCAAGTTAACATTAGAACTAAGTTCTTTCATTACTTTATCTAAACAACCATCTTCGTTACGTTCCCATGCTTTACGGAATTGTTTAATAGCCGTTTTATCAGCGAAAGTATAAACTAAACTGTTGCCTTCTTTCTTAAGCAAGTTTTTAGCTTCTAACATGTCTGTTAAGCCGCTGTATGGACTCATGCCTGTTTCATATGGGATCTCAACCTGAACACTTTCAAACGGTTTAGCATATCTAGTCTTCATGATCTTACAAGCAGCACGGATACCGTTAACTGTTGTGGTCTTGTTACCATCAGCATCTGTTTTAAGTTTAAGTTTACGCATAGCTACTACGATACTTGAGGCATAGATAAATCCTTGACCACCCGAAATCTTGTCATCTGGATCAAACATATCTTGGCTAGCGTATGTGTGATTTGTACAAACTAGTCCAAGATTTAACGTACCAAACATGTTCACACAGTTACGAACAAGTGCTGTAAGTGCTTTAGGTTTACGACCCATGTCACCTTTCATCTCACCCGCTTCAAACTGATTAACGTCTGTCGGAGTTAGCATCATACCTAGTGAGTCTAGAACAAACAATACTTTAGGACGGTCTTCTTCTGGTAAAGTACGGTACTCCTTAACGAAGTCACTGATAACTTTAGCTACATCATCAATCATAGCCATGTTAAGTTTTAGTAATTTGTCTTCTGTGGTATCTACACCAAGTGCGTGTAACCATGCTTCGTCAAGTGCGTTTTCTGTATCAATCAAGATAACATAGATGCCTTGCTCTTGTGCATGGCGCACGATATTACCACTACAGTTACTTTACCCATTGGAATTCCTCTTTCAAAGTTACCAGATAGTAAGTAGTTTAATGTGTAGTTGCCAGTGCTGATCCAATCTGTAGGATCGTTAAAGCCAATACCTAAGCCATCAATGCTTTTAGTAATTGACTTTCTAAATTTTGATATATCGAATGGTTTTGCCATGATTATTTGCCCTCTATTAAATTGTATAATTCTGTGAATACTGTCCTGCTGTTAATGTTGCGTCTTTGGTCCATCTTTGCTATCTCTGCCAAACAGTATTCGATATTCTTTTCTATAGGTGTTTTTATATATTGTAACACATTTCTTAACCCGTTTTCAAGTAAAAATCCTGGTTTTTGACTAATCCAATCTTGTAATTCTTGCTCTACTGATTGTAGCATAGTATTTGGTAAATGTCTAATGTTTAGGTGATCTGGGTCTAATAATGCACCTATGACAAAACTATTATTATGGAATCCTAACCCTTTGAGAAATCTAACCGTATCAAACAATGATCTATAGTTTAATAGATGATGTAACATGTTAAATGTTATCTTATGATCAAGTTGCCTAATTAGATTTAAATTATCTAAAAAGTCCGCCCATTTACCGCCATATCTCACATATTCAAATTCTGCACCCATTTCATCAATGCTTACTGTCCAATGCACATTAGGAAATTCGCATATCTTGTCAAATACTCGTGTGCTGGTCTTGCTTAAATTAGTGTTTATTCTAAGATTAACCTGGGGATTTTTTTCTTGTAGTATTTTTAATAGCTCTAAATTTTCTTTCATTAATAGAGGTTCGCCGCCGGCCATATAAACGTGTTTAAGTTGTTCTGCACGATCAAATACATATTGTTTCATTTGATTGAATTTGTGCAGCGGAACTTCATCAAACTTTACAGTCAGCTCGGTTGCCCATTTACTACTGTTTTCTGGACCGCAATAGACACATGCAAAATTACATATATTGCTCCATCGAATATCTATAGTGCTTAAATTAAAAGCATCGATACTTTTATATGTATTAAGATTAATATCTTTGAGTTCTTTAAGATAAAACACGCGATCACTGATGATATCAAAACTTTTAGTGTCTTGTTCTAAATCATAACACACATTACATGTTGGTCCGGGCTTGTTATAATACATGTTGTGTTTGGTCGTTAGATTAACATTACCTTGCAATATTTCGGTAATAGAATTATTTTTAAGATTACCTATAGATGCAGGATTACGGATGCAGTTCTTAACTGTACCATCAAAATTATACATGAATCCTGTCCAAGGAATAGGACAAAAATTCTTGTCAGTTAGATATTTTTTGCTATCCACTCATATACTCCTTGGGCGTAGCCGGCTACATCCATATACTCTGGTGGCGTCTGACCCGGCTGTGTAGCTATGCTACCGGGTCTGACTAATAGTAATCTCGGCCATGGGTTTCTGTTTTCTAACAGTTGATTTGCTAGTTCTAATGCCTTTTTTTGTATAATATATTCGTCCCATTCTTCTTTTGGGGGTAGTACCATATCAGTCATCTGTGTGCTGATGTTTATAATATATTTTTGTTGTCCTTGCCATCGACGCCACACTTCAAACAGTAATTCTGTTTGCGCATACCCTATCTGTGCATTGTTAATAAACATATCACAGGGTTCTATCATGCCTGCAACTTTGGATAAACTGCGAATATTATATCCGTTGCGACGGCTCAGTCCGATGACTTCATGGTCTTGTTTTTCATATATACGAGCAAGTGCTTGCCCTATACCAGCTGAATGTCCGGTTATGGCTATTTTCATAATTATTTTTCTAAATAGTGTGTGGGTTCTTTAATCGGCATACAAGCAACCATGATTCTTGGATATTTTGCGTTTGGTCCTGGCATTACTCTATGTGGAATCCAAGAATTAAATACTATAGGATGTTTGTGCATATTATATCTTGTAATACAGGGATATAAATCTTGAACCACATGATGTATTTTTGGTAAATCGTAGTTAAATGCATCAAAATCTGTCACGTGAGGATTTTTAACTATCCCAAGTTCATCTAAATCGTCAACAGGAATATCATACCATTCTGTATATACATCTTCTGTGTTATAAATCGGAAAATTTATTTTTATATTCAATGGTGGATTTCCCATATGTAAGCTAAATCCATGATCTTTCATTGACTCTGTTAACACACCGACGGATATTTGTCGTAGTGGTATTTTTAACGACATCATATATTTTATTAGATTTGGGCAATGACGGGCCATGTCAACATCATCTATTAGATGCCAAAATCCTGTATCTGTCTTATCTGATAGATAATTAGTATTAGTATCTACCCATAACATTACTTCTTCTTGAATTTTATCTAACGTAGGACATTCTAACTCATGATGAGTTTTCATTTTAGTTGTGTCAGACGGATAATTTGGCCAATCAATTAAATTTTTCATTCCATACCTCTTATTCGTTTTTGCTCTTGTATGTATGCCAGACTCGACGGTGTTCCTTTATTTTCAACTGCTAGTTCTGCTGGCAGTTTTAAGTAGGCATAACTGTGATCTATATCATGTTCTTTAACAAAGGCTAAAATATTTGGCAGATCGTCTACGTTTAACGCACTTACAGTAGTCCATGTGTTTAACTTGATTGGCATTTCCATATAACGCTGTAGATTCTTATAAAATTTATTCCATTTAATAGGCCAACGTACAAAATCATGTACTGGCCCGATTCCATCTAAACTAACTGTTACAGTCACATGTACCCTTCGTTTCGTTAATGGCAGTAATTCTTCTAACACTGTGCTGCAATTTGTGTTGAGGCGCACTGACTTTACATTCTTAGGTAAGTTTGCTAGAATATGTTTGTAATTTTTACTATGGCTAGGTTCCCCACCGTTGATATCTAAATGAACTATGCGTTCTAGAGGTAGAGACCAAAATCTATCTACATTATTAATTTTAATATATTTTTTATTTGTAAGACCACCAATTTTTGTGCTTAATTCTGCATTGCAGGTAAGACAAGCACTGTTACATACGTTATCTAATACTCCACCAACTATTAAATAGTCCTCACGTAAGCTCTTAAATGCACGGTCTCGTTTAATACTATCTAGTCTGATACTGTTACCAGACTCTTGTTCTGTGGTTTTACATCGTTGGCATTCGATGGGCCAAACATCTCTAGCCATCTCATCGCGGATTTCTGTTAGCCACGTGCTGACTTGTAGTTCAGTATATGATCTAAAACTAGGATTACCAGTCATATGGCCACAACACCCAACACTACCGTCTGTATTGAAACGTACGAAATGATCTAGTCTAGGGCAATACATTTTAATTTTTGAAATGCAA